GAAGTTGGAGTGGCAGATGTTGTCTTGCGGCCAGTTGATTGGATAAATGAAGCAAGCATTGCATATTGGAACGGCGACATAACACTTAGGCTGCAAAAATATGGATTCAAAGATTACAACTTCCAAGGCAACGAAATCTTGGCATGGACAGACGAGTTAGGGAAAAATAAAATTGCAACGTTTCCCAAGGGTGGCTCCATTGCCACTACTCAGGCAATTTTGCAGGAAGTATTGTCCAATAAGCCTAAAATAAGCACCAAAGCACTGCGCGATGCAATTGAAGATGACCTGGAAAAATTACGTCAAACAATAGATGACCTAAATTCAGACGACTTGGATGACGAATTTAAACAAGAAGCAAGAAGAGCGGGCAAAGAGTTGCAAGACAGAATACAAGAACGGCGAACCGAAATAAGAAGAATACTTGACGAGATTGGCCTAGACAAAAAAGAGGTCAGAGTTCAAAAAACCGGGGGCGGCAATGCAGACGTTCTCAATAAAGATACCAACATAAAAAAAGCACTTAGCCGTATAGACGCCCAGAATGTCAAAATAGCTGAGTTGCAAGATGATAGAGAAGCGTTAATGGGCGACAACAAAGCCAAGGCTAAAAAAGCGTTAATTCAATTTTACAGAAATACAAGTAGCCCCTTTACCGCTTTTGGCAATAGTTACGGCAGAGGCGGCATCAAGGCAATGAAGCGCCGCTTGGCAGGTCTCAAGGGGCAACTTACTACGGATCAAACTGGCGTAAAGACGGTTCGTAAGTTTCTTACAGATTTAATAGAAGAAAAAAAACAAGCACTAAGAAATGCAAAAATAGTCTACAGAAATTGGGAAGAATATGCCGGCGCTGGCGATAATGATTTCTTTACTAAGTGCCTAGTCAAGATAGAGTCAGCAGCTTATCAAACAGTAACGGTCTGTGACTTTGTAAAGTTTGCCATTCGCTGCAAGTTGTTTAGACGCATCTCTGGTCGCGCCAAGGACTACGGCCAAAATGATTCGCCAGAGGGTTACAGACTTAGCGACAACGGCATACATGGGCGCATGGCGTTCTTTAAGGTGTCGTACAGAGAAACAAAAGCACCCACCTACCAAGGGTTTCCTGTTGTATTTGCCGTGCGACGAGGAACAGATCAAGATAATTTCATTGGCCTAGCGTTCAAAGGACCACCCAAGGCAAGATCATGGGAGTTTAAGTTTGACCCCATTGGCGACATCAGAGCAGAAACTTTTAACGGCGAAACACACATTGCATTTATAGAAAATGAAGGCAAAGTGGAAACATTTACAGACAATAAAAATGCTACATTCGGATGGACTGGTTCCCTTAAACCAATTCCTAGCACAGGCATCTATGGCGTACTAAAAAAACGCGGCCCCTTGTACACCAACGAGTGGGACTTATTTTCTAATCGCTCTGACACGCAAGTGCAATTCAGCTTTGATGGTGGCCCTGAGCTTCGCATTACTTCTGTCACTGAGCAGCAGGCTGAATCCATTGCCGGCAAGTACGCCAATCTCAGCATGATGGCGCTAGGTGTATTTTCAGGTCGTGGCGTTCAAGATCTACGCGCCATCACCGCTTACGTCACCCAAGGCAAGAGCAGTTGGATCGTCAATGAAACCACTGGCGCCCGCACCTACAGCGCCGACAGCACCAGCTTTGCGCCAGACATCTTTGCGGACACCATCCTCGACACCGAGAACGGCATCGGTAAATTCGCCAAATCTGAAGGCATTGACTGGAACGGCGTAGCACTTGCCAAGCGGTTCTGCAAAAACAACGGGCTCGGTCCTAGTGGCACCAACGTGAATTTGTTTATGGATGGCGTGATCGCGGAGCAGACACCATGGCGTCAATTCTGGGCTGAAACCGCACCGTTTAGCTTGCTGGAGTTTGCGCGTGTCGGCGGCAGGGAAACGCTGATACCAGCAGTGCCGGTTAATGCAGCAGGCCGAGCCAACCGCGAGGTGCTCGTCAACGCCCTATTTACCGCCGGCAACGTGCTTGAGGGTTCCTACAAGGAAGAGTTCATCGACTACGGCAGCGCAGTTCAAGACTTGATCGCTACGGTCATCTACCGCGAAACTAAATGGCAGGATGTATTCCCGCGTAACTCGAGCGTCACCGTATCGCTCAAGGGCGTCAACCCCAGCACTGCCATATCGCAGTCGTTCGACGTCAGTCAGTTCGTCACTCAGCGAGCACAGTCAATCCTGTTTGCCAAGCTGCTCTGCAACCAACGCCGGCACATCCGTCGCGGTATCGAATTTAAGACCTTCCCAACCGATACACCAATCAGCCCTGGCGCGTACATCTACGTTGACATTGGCCTTAATACATGGGAGCGCGTGTCATCCGGCCTGATCATGCAAGGCGGTGAGCTTAATGCCCCGCTGCTGCAGGGCATCCCTAACGGCAGCTACAGCGTGTTGGCGTACAAAGGCAACACCAGCCCGGTATCACTAGCGGGTATAGCCGTATCGAATGGCGTCGCCGCTGCGCTTGCCCCATACGCCGGCTACATGTTTGTGCTCGGTGCTCAGTCGAACAAAAAGCGGGTCTTCCGCGTCACTGAGGTGCAGATGGACGAAGAGGGCGAGGTCACCATCAAGGCAATGGAGCACCCATGCGACGACGTAGGCGGCAAGCTGCTTAGCCGGATCGCTAACTTCAGCGACTCCTTGTTCAATGTCAGCTAAGCTAGAGCAAAGATTGTTGCTCCATCATGGGCTTTTACACAGGGCGTAGCGGCTCCTTAATTATTGACAGTAAGCCTGTCGCCAAAATCCGCGATTGGTCGCTGGAGAGTACGCTAGAGCTGTTGCCTACTAATACCATTAATAGTCACGTTAACACCTTTACCCCTGGAGTCAAAGGCGCAACTGGTAGCGCCACGCTAATGTATTACCGACTTGAAGCCGGCGAGTCTGCAACGCAATCACAATTTACGGCACTTCTTGACAAGGTGCTTAATGGACGTGTAATTACGGAAGCTGATCGAGTGTTTTTGCAGCTTAATGTAGGCGGCGGCCAAGAGGATGATATTGAGTTCAACGCCTATATTACCAGCGCCCAAATATCCGTTAGCACTGGAGAGTTAAGCGTAGTGCCGATTCAATTTACGGTGGACGGCGACTTTTATGACGTGATAGCGCCGTAATGGCAGTCTTTCTTGGTCGTCACGGTAATGTCCGCTTGCGGCGTGGCCTTGCTATGCCATACGCCCTGCTGGAAGATCAAATAAAGCCTGATGACGTAAACACCGCGCTCAATCGGCTTGGATTTGACAGCTCCGCAGACAACTTAATAACAGGCGACCGCATTGACATCAGCACCACCGACGCCCGTGGCCTGGTGTGTTTTGCTGCGTCGTCATGGTCATCAGTCGTGGTGGAGCCGTCGATTTCAGCTTATGTGCATGTCAATGCTGTAGGTGGATTGCGCTTCTTTTATGAGTTTGAGAATGCCATCAATAATAACCGCGCTGCAGAGCTGACGCTAGCTGCATTTGCAGGCGCTGCATTGCCCATCACTGTAAAAGTACGCGACGTAGCAGAAAACGTACTTGGCAACGTCACCGGGTATACGCTAAATACAGACCGCGAAACCATCGACGCAACTAGCCTTAGCGACAAGTTTCGTAAACAGTATTCAGCCGGTATTATCAGCGGCAGTGGCTCTATCGACTGCTTATTTGACTACACGTCTACTGGCATCAAGGAAACGCCGCTGTTGATGCTGCAGCTCATCCATCGCGTTGACATCGGCAGCGAGTTCGACCTAGCTCTGTATTTAACCGACAAAGAGCTAAACCCCTCGCTAAATAACGTCTACTATGAAATGGAGGCAATGGTTACGCAAACTGGCGTGACTGTTGACACCGAAGATGTCATCCGTTGCACAATAGACTTTGTTACAACGGGCGAAATTAGTCTGTTGATTGGCGAGCCTGCTGGTTACGTCCTTAAAGAAGACGATGACCGCATCGAGATCGAGCAGTCCCTCGACTTCCTACTCAAGGAAACCGAGGACTAAACTGTCCATAGCACGGAGTTGAATTTTGGCTGACCAACGCATTACCCAACTTACGGCCTTGCCTAAGGCTGGCGTTGCGGCCACCGACGTACTGCCCATTGCGGACATTTCCGCAAGCCAAACCAAGAAGGTTACGGCTAAGGATCTGGTTGATGCCGGCCTGGATCTGATTGATGTCAGCAGCATCGACATCGACAAGCTGGACCAAGCCAGCACCACCAAGCTAGGCACCACGGCACTGGCGGATGATGCCGTCACTTACGCCAAGCTGCAAAACGTCAGTAACACGGACAAGCTACTCGGGCGTTCAACCGCTGGCGCTGGTAACGTCGAGGAAATCCCTCTGACGGCTGCAGGTCGCGCACTGCTGGATGATGCTGATGCTGCAACGCAACGAGCGACGCTTGGCTTAGGCACTATTGCAACGCAAGCTGCAAGTGCTGTTGCAATTACAGGCGGCACGATAACCGGCGGCACGATCACAGGCATTACAGACCTTGCCGTTGCTGACGGCGGTACTGGTGCTTCTGATGCGGCTAATGCCCGCGCCAATCTTGGGCTCGCCATTGGGACCAATGTAC